AATGCACTTCTTAGGCACATCTAAACTAGAGTGGGCTACACTATTAACTGACATACAACGTGCTATACGTAAGTATTACAACCCTAATATGATGCTTACATTTGATTGTGCAAGTCCTTTCTTAGCAACTGCTAATGGACAAGTATACATTCAAAATGAAACTCCTGATAGAGGCAAATGGACTTATCGAATGGTTCCAAGTGTAGACGATAAGAAGTATGCAACCGACACACGTACTTTTAAAGATGCTGTACTACAAGATGGAATATTTAAAAACTTTGAAGATTCACCTGTAACAGACGGTATGCTTGTAAAAGATGTTTGTGTTTATAAACCAGGTGACCTAAATAAAATAGGCAAAGAAGGAAAAACATCATGGGATAGTTTTTCATATGCTATTCAAATGGGTCACAATGTATGGAGTCATGTAAACGCAGTACAAGAAGCAAACAGACAGTATGACGCAGGTGTTATACCTAAGATGCTTGTACAAGAGCAGTTTGATAGAATTACATTTAGAGATGTTGTAGAGGAAATATTCTCCGCAGGTTCGAAAGAAGCATCGCTAGAATTAATTGAAAAGTATTCAAAGTTTTGGATGAGTATTCCAGGCACACGAGGTGCTATTGGTAAGAAAACTGTAAATGCTAGTACACACTTTAACGCACTATTTGATGTAGAAGAAACTGTTATCGAAGAAGATACACTAGACGAAACCAAGTTGGAGGATTTAGAAGATGAGCAACTACACGGAGCAACACGATAAAATAGCTGTGCATTTACAAGAATTATATAAGAAACATAGATCACTTGACGAAGAGATAAAAATGTTGTATAATAAATTTGAAAGCGAACAAATACTTAACCGCATGAAAACACAAAAACTTTGGCTTAAAGATGAAATACATCGGCTAGAGACTGAACTTAAACAACTAGGATAAAACATGTTATTAGAATCATCATATAAAGAAGGCGATACAATTAGTTTCAAAACTGTAGCTGGCGAAGAAATTGTTGCACGTCTAGTAAAAAAAGACACTACACATATTAAAGTTAAAAAGCCTATGGCACTTACAATGACTAAAGAAGGATTAGGAATGGTTCCGTTTACGTTTACTGTAAGTCCTGATACTGAATTAGAAGTAAATTTAGCTACCATTGTGTTTATTGCAAAAACTGAAACAACTATGGCCAATCAATATATTGAATCAACAACAGGGATTAAACTAAAGTAATGAAACGAGATTACGAAAGCGGCGTAAGTGATACTCCTATATTCTTTACAGGTATAGAAGTTGAAAAGACTCCTGCAGTTGGAATGAAAACTTTATTTGTTACAGGCACACAACCTTGTGATATTATACAAAAGCATTACGATGAAGAACAGTGTGAACATATCTTCTTTGGTGCTAATCATTCGTTTGAACCACTAAATGAACAAGAATGGACTAGTTGGGAAAGAATGATCAAAGCATTCTTGACAGCAGGTAAACTTTGCAGTTTAGATATTCCAATTAGTTACGCAGAAGAATTTCTTGAAAGTGGTCTTACAGAATATGAAAATTTTATCCCACAACTTCGTGTTCCTTTGCCTTATGCAAAACTGTGGAACTACAACACTATGTTGAAGATTGATGATAAAGACTTTAAGGCAAGCAATCCTGGCGTTTGGTGTCATAGTTTGCACAATTTAATGGACCGAGATAAGTTCACAGACTGGTCAAAATATGGATCTGATAAAGTTGTAAAATGAATATTGTAGTTGCTGGATGTAGTTGGAGTGCAGGTTGTCCTGAACAACCTTACTCTTGGGTGGAAGCTCTGTCAGAAATAATGCCACAACATAACTTTTACAACTATGCATACCCTGGCAACAGTCTACTTACAAGTTTACATTTATTAGAAATTGCAAAAGAACAGGTAGATGTCGAAAAAGTAATCTTTCAATTAACAACTCCTACTAGATTAAGTTTTGCATTAGACATTGATCGGTTAGATGTAAACTATTACCAAATTTCGGACAACTATTATAGTATTCCAAAAGAACTAGAAATGGTTGCTCTTACACCTGGTGCTGTTTTTGACAATATGTCAAGTGATAATGAATTTATTAAATTTGGTAAAATGTACTACAAATACTTTAGTAATGATTATTATACTGACATTAACAGCAAAGCATTAATTAACCTTATTCAAACACAATCGCATATACAGTTTTTTCATACTACTCCTAGATACAACTATCCATTTCCAATAATAGAAGATATGCTAAACTTTAATGACTATGTTATTGATAATGGTAAGCATTTTAGTGTAGAGGGTGCAAAAAAACAAGCAAAAATAGTGGAAAAATGGTTAGAAAACAATTGACAACACAACTAAAAGAAGGTATACTAGTACTATGAATGAAGTTACAATAGAAGATAACAATCCTGAAAACGAACGATATTATGAAGGTATGAAGCGTATGATGCGTGAAGAAGATAATAAAATGTCACAAGAAAATACAATGCGTAAAGCAGAACGCAGTATTTGGGTTACTTTTAATAAAGAAGGCGTGCATATGTACCCTGGCGCAGATACTGATCCTAAACTAGCAACCGGCGATTGGGATGATGTATCATTCTTAGGTATTCCGCATCGTCATATTTTTCACTTTCGTGTTCGTATTGAAGTATTTCACAATGATCGCGACATTGAATTCATTCAGTTTAAACGCTGGATGCAACGACTCTATGACGTCGAAGGCGTACTAGAGCTCGACCACAAGAGCTGTGAAATGATTGCAGATGACTTGTACCAAGAAATTTCTACAAAATACCCAGGCCGATTTGTAGAAATCAGCGTAGCTGAAGATAATGAAAACGGCTGTTCAATTTACTACCCGAAACCCTAGTGCTATTAAAAAGAGAGAAACAAAAATGGCAATCGAATTTAATCGTAATGCGTATACTAAAGTGTTTAACGACTTGGATAAATTCCGCGACTACTGTCGCTTCGAAGGAAAGGTCTTTAACGAAAAAGACCTTTATAAATCGGATGCTCCTGTGTGGATTGCATACAACAAGCATCAAGGATGGCTTCGTGCAAAGGCACGTAATGCTGGTAAGAAGTTTAATAACCGGAGAAACTAATGACTATTTACATTGTAGACATTGAAGCAGTAGACACACGTTATACTAAGCAATGGAAAGACTACCTTCCAAAGCAACTTCGACGAGCTACAAATGATAATGTTGTGGTTATTAGTGGTGGAGAAGTACCTCAGGCAACAACGCCTGGGGCTTTTCTTAACTTTGCTGGAACAAACAATTATAAGTCACAACAAATGTTAGAAATTAGCAGGTTGTTTGCTAACGGTGAAGTTAACGACAATGACTACTTCTTATATACTGATGCTTGGAACCCTACAGTTATTCAATTACGTTATATGGCTGAACTATTAGGTATTGACATTAACATTGGTGGTTTATGGCATGCTGGTAGTTATGATCCGCAAGACTTTCTTGGCAGACTAATAGGCGATAAACCTTGGGTACGTCATGCAGAAATGTCAATGTTTGAATGTTATGACGATAACTTCTTTGCAAGTGACTTCCATATTGATATGTTCACTGATGTATTTGATGAAGACTATGCAATAGACTATGATAGTATAAAACGTGTAGGCTGGCCTATGGAGTATCTAAAGAATAGTTTAGATAGCTACAAAGGTATGGAAAAGAAAGATCTTATACTCTTTCCGCATCGTATTGCACCAGAGAAGCAAGTTGATATCTTTAGAGATCTTAAAGAGCGTTTACCACAATACGAATTTGTTGTGTGTCAAGAACAAGAATTAACAAAGAATGAATATCATAACTTACTAGGCGAGGCTAAACTTGTGTTTAGTGCTAACCTACAAGAAACACTTGGCATTAGTTGGTATGAAGGCGCACTAGTAGATACTATTCCTATGGTGCCTGACAGACTTAGTTACAGTGAAATGGCACTTCCAGAGTTTAAATATCCAAGTGCATGGACTGAAGACTATGATGCATACTTACATCACAGAGACAAAGTAGTTGCACAAATTATAAACTATATGGAAAATTATGAAGACCTTCTTGTTAGTTTAGATAAGCAAAGAACAAAATTAAACAAAGACTTTTTTAGCGGTACAGCACTTTATAAGGCGATTGCAGATGAATGATGAAGATAAAACATTTTCTATTACGTTAGACGAAGATTATTTAACTAACACAGGTAGCGATTATACATTCAGTCTTAGCGATATAACAATTGGTAGTACTACCGATACTATTACATTGGATCCCGGTAGTAGTGGAGAATTTTTCAACATTCTAGATAATTTTATTGATCCAGATCAAGTTGAAGAAATGTGCAAAGAATATCCAGCACTGTCTAAAGTATGGCGTAATTTTAAAAGTGTATATGATATGACACTACAAGATTACAAAGGTAAAAAAGATGAAGGGGTACTAATCTAATGCAACATACAATAAAACAACTAATGGACAAAGTAAGTGCAATGCACACAATCGCCATACAAGCACATCGAGAAAAGTATAAAAGAGCGCCTGGCAAGGAATATGACAAACAACTAGTTACTCATTTGGTAGAACAAATACAAGCCTTGGCAGGAGACATATACAATGATAAAACACCGCATCCTAAATTAAAAGAGAAAGATAAATGATTAAGAAACATTATTATAGTTGGCAAGACGTAGAACGTATGTGTGTCAGTATTGTTAATCAGATGTATGCTGACAATTGGCGTCCTGATTATATTGTAGGTATTACCCGTGGTGGTAATGTACCTGCTACTATTATTTCAAACATGACTGGCATACGTTGCGAAGCAATTAAAGTAAGTTTACGTGATGATACTAGTGAAAGTGAAAGCAACTGTTGGATGGCTGAAGATGCATATGGTTATGTATCGAACCCTGGGCCAAGTGCTGGGCCATATCATAAAAATATTCTAGTTGTAGACGACATCAACGATACAGGTGCTACATTTAATTGGATTACACAAGATTGGAGAGCAGGTTGCTTGCCTGATGATCCTAAATGGGATAATGTGTTTGGCAAAAATGTTCGTTTTGCTACACTAACAGAAAATTTAGCAAGTGACTTTGATAAAGTTAATTATACATGTCACGAAGTAAATAAAGCGGATGAGGATGTATGGTTAGTATATCCTTGGGAAAACATAGGAACATATTAGAAAGGAGACTTATGTTGAAACAGCAAATGATCGAAGCAGCAAGAAAACATGCCGAAGCAGAGGTTCTATTACACAAAACTAACATTAATGTGTATATGGAAAAGGTTGTAGGCATTGGCGAGCATTCAGATATTATTGAAACAATTCAAAAAGAATTGGATGCTATGGCTACTGCTAATGACAGACTTGAAATGTTAGACAAATATTTTAATGACTAAAACAGACCTAGATGCATACATAAATGATTGGGTTAATAAACTTAATGATGCAAATATTTGTCCGTATGCAAAGTCTGTACACGATAACAGCAAATTAAAAGTAATAAAGTTAGAGCCCCCAGAAGATGTATATGAATTCTGGAGGGCTGTTTCTGAACAAGCAGAACTATATGATGGATCTATTGAAGTTGTTATGGTAGCTATGCCTACTAATAAAGACATAATAACAATAGATCAAATGATTGGAGCAACTGATAGTTTAAATGGTTTGTATAATCACAAAGGCAAGGACTTATGGTTCTTAGATGCGTTTGATGATTATTGGACTATTATGTTGTTACAGAAAATCACAGCACTAGATGATGCTAGTGATATCTTTCAAAAGAAAGAATACTACAAAGACTATCATCCTTATAGATATAAAAAATACATAAAAGGAAGAAAGAATTTACGTAATAGGTTGACAAAAACCTAAATAAAGTATATAATATAACTAATATTGGCAATCCACTGCCTAAACATCGGAGAAGTAAATGAGTAAAAGTGAAGAAATAAAAGCCCGCCTAGTACAGGCAAAGCAACGCTATTGGGCTGGCGACAACATTAGTGGCGTGTTGCAAAAAGGTGATAAGGAAGAACTTATCAACGAAGCTACTACAGCATTTGAAAGTGTACTAGACGCACTTATAATTGATAGGTATCAAGATCCTAACAGTAAAGGTACAGCGCATCGACTTGCTAAAATGTACTACAATGAGATTATGGCAGGACGTTATGATCCTATTCCAACAGCAACAGCATTTCCAAACGATTCAACAGAACGTTATGAAGGTATGTTAGTAGTACGTAGTGAACTAAAGAGTATATGTTCGCATCATCACCAGCCAGTAGCAGGTGTTGCATACATTGGTATTATTGCCGCGGACAAACTAATTGGACTAAGCAAGTACACACGTATTGCACAATGGTGCGCCAGACGTGGAACACTACAAGAAGAACTTGCAAATGATATTGCACGTGAGATTCAAGGAGCAACTGATGCAGAACACTTAGGTGTTTACATTCAAGCAACACACGGTTGTTGTGAAAATAGAGGTATTATGGCAACTAGTAGTCTTACACAAACAACTGTGCTACGTGGTGCATTTAAAGAAGATGCAGGTACAAAGAAAGAGTTCTTTGATAACATTAAACTACAACAACAGTTTGCATGCGGAGCGTAATATGATAGAAGCACCAGTATTTGAAAAGGGTTATCCAGACTATGATGCAGTTAACAGAAAGCCAGCAATGAAACTAAGATATTCAGAAGCATTTTACAGTGTACAAGGTGAAGGAAAGTTTGTAGGAGTACCTAGTGTGTTCTTGCGTACATTTGGTTGTAACTTTCGTTGCATGAACTTTGGCTTAACAAATGAACCTATGCGTGACGAAAAACAAAAGCAAGGCATTATTCACAATGCAGAAGTACAATCATTACTTGATGCAGGCGTACACGAAACTACAAAAGAGTTTAACGACTTGCCTATTATACATACAGGTTGTGATACATATGCTAGTATCTATCCTGAGTTTAAGAAGTTTAATAAACAAGCAACTGTAGACGAAGTAGTTGAACATTTACTTTCACTTACTCCTAACGGTAAGTGGGTACAAGATAACGGTCAAGATGTACACTTGATCATGACAGGTGGTGAACCGTTGTTAGCGTGGCAACGACTTTACGTAGAGCTGTTTGAACATCCACGTATGCAGGACTTAAAAAATGTTACATTTGAAACAAACACTACACAATCTTTACACGACGATCTCTTTGAATATCTCACAAACAATGACAGGATTACAGTCACATGGTCTTGTTCCCCGAAACTTTCAGTTTCTGGAGAACCTTGGGATACTGCTATTAAGCCTAGTGTGGCTCACGAGTATACTCTTGTTGACGGTAGTGACATCTATCTTAAGTTTGTTGTCGCTACTAATAACGACTTTGAAGAAGTTAAAAGAGCTGTGGACGCTTACAGAAGTGCCGGGGTGGAATGTCCAGTATATCTTATGCCGTTGGGTGGACGCAGTGAAGAATACTCCCTCAACGTTAAAGACGTGGCTGAAGCGTGTATGGCAGAAGGATGGAGATTCACCCCAAGACTACACATTTCACTCTTCGGAAATGCGTGGGGCACTTGATAAAAAATACAAGAACGCACAACACGAACGGGCAATGAAAGCGCCTATTAACGAAGATAAAATAAGAAAGGCAGGATGGTAAAATATGTGGGATAAAATAAAAAACACCGTAAGTAAATTACAAGGTAAAAAAGAAGAAACAGTAACAACTAACGAAGACAAGCGCAGAGCAATTCTTGCAAAAGAAAAAGAAGAAGCAACTGCTAAAGGTGAACCTTGGGTAGCTGTATTAGATACACAACTTAATCCAGATAACATTAAGAACGGGTTCTTTGAGCTCGATTGGAATAACCAGTTTATTGAAGAACTACTTGATGCAGGATACACTGGTGAAACAAATGAACAAATTGTAGATGGTTGGTTTAAAACTATTGCTGTACAAATACTAGGTGAACAAGGTGTAGAGACAGCAAGAGATATGGGTTACATTAATGTAGTACCAATTGACAAAGATAAATCGGAAGTTTCCTAATGATGACCGAAATACAAGTTAGATCAGAATACAGAAAAATAAGGAAAGATGACCCAACATTTGCAGAATGTTGGCCGGACACAGATAGATCATTTTACGAATGGTGTTCGCAATATTTAGATTACCAGCATATAAGAGATTCTGATGCGTGACGATTTAATGGTACAACAGCAAGTAGACAGTATATGGCAACACATGGTTGGTGTCATTTGCTTAAATTGTACAAACCGTAAACAAGTAAAAAGAGTATTACCTTTGTTATTTGGTATTTGTCCTACACCAGTACACTTAATAAATACTTCACCAAACACAATTAAAATGATTATCCAAACTTTGGGTATGGTAAATGTCCGTTATAAGCGTTTACGCAAGATGTCAGAAGATTATTTGACATGGAACGGAGATGATGCTACAGATCTATATGGTATCGGTAAGTATGGTAGTGATAGTTATGAACTGTTTTACAAAAAAAGAGTGCCAGATAAT